TATCAGGCCTTACAGCTCAAACAGCCTGAGGGAGTACATATTCCTGGTGAGAGAACTGTTTATCGTGTCATGGCAGAAATTGGTCTTAATCATAAACCCAAACGTAAGCCGAATGCTATTACCAAAGCTGATAGAGAAGCCAGTAAATCCGACGATTTAATCAAGCGTGACTTCGCTGCTGAAAAGCCTCTTGAAAAGTGCATGACCGATATGACTGAAATAAAGGCTTCTGACGGGAAACTCTATGTTTCAGCTATCTTTGACTGCTATGATTTAGCAGTATTGGGACTTGCTATGGATACAAATATGAGAGCTACCCTATGCGAACAAACCTTAGAGAATGCTTGCAAAGCTTACCCGATGCTCCGTGGAGCTATTCTTCACAGTGACAGGGGAACCCAGTATACCAGTGAGCTATATCGTAAAGCTATCAACAGATATGGCATTGTTCAAAGCATGAACAGTGCCGGTGGCAGATGCCATGATAATGCCAGATGCGAAAGCATGTGGGCACGCTTCAAAGAGGAATTACTTTATGGTCGTTACGATCCTACCTCAATGACCGTAGAGCAGTTAAAGACGCTCATCTGGAGATACTTCATCAGCTACTGGAATAATCGGAGGATCTGCTCTGCTAATGGTGGACTACCTCCAATGGTTAAGCGACAACAATACTATGCTTCGCTACAGGAGGCAGCATAAGGTCGAACATTCTTGAGAAAAAAGTGTAAACCAATATTGACAATATCACCAGTAAGATCGATAAGGACATCCCCCCCGTAAATGACTTTGTTTACATTCAGATTTGCCATAATGTTTAGTCCTCCATAACACTTTCATTATTTTTCTTTATCAGCAGTCTTGTTGTACTGGGATGTACTGATTCCAAGGATAACACCAAGGAAAGTATCAACCGCAGTGATGGTTCCGACCACCTGCTCTCCATACGGGAGACTCCAGATTCCAGCCAGTGCAAAGTATAATGTACCAGCAGCCGGAAGCAGATACATAGCAATCCACTTAAGGATATCATATGTCTTGTTACTCATGTTCATTGTGCTCTTCCTCCTTCTCTATAAATTTATGAATCGGGAGTTTGTCCACCTCCTGCATAATTCGCTTCGCTGAACCGTTCCCGCCCATACGTTCGTAGGGTTCATAGAGATATACCCTCAGATTTTCATATTCATCCTGGGTTACACACCCACGGTCAATATACGACATTCCAAGATACATGATCCTGTCATGTGCCAATCCAATAAGCATCTCTGTTTTAACATCTTTTTGCTCGCTTTTCTTTTGCAAATAGGCCCACAGCCCAGAAGATGCAAGAACTGAGCTAAAGATCGTAAGTACAACCTGAAACCATGGTTCCATCGTTTTCCTCCTTCTTTATGTGCAATCATGCAGACCTATCAGAAACAATCAGCTTCTTGTTGACTATTGCGATTTCCTTACTAAATAGGTCTTCGTAAAGCTGTATTAAATTCTTTCGTTGTTCTCTGGATAAGAGTTTGTAATGTCCTCCCATCCAACCGCGAAACATATTCTCGACATTGTCGTAATCCGCCTCTTCATTTCTAACCTTAACGGCAAGTTTCTTGAGTTTTCTGCGCATGGCGGTAACTCGATCCGGATTTATTCGTTTTATGACTTTACCGGTATCCGTAAGTGTGTACTTGATTTGCAGGAATTTGTATTTGCTCGAAATCTTAACAATTCTGGTTTTCTTACGATTGATATGGATTCCCAATTCAGCTGCAATTTTACAGATGTTTTCGAGCAAGTCTTCAAGTTCTTCTTTACTAGGATTCATGATGTACCAATCATCCATGTACCTTCCATAAAACTTCTGCTGACGCACATACTTGACATAATTGTCAATCGGATACGGATAGTAAATCCCAATAACTTGTGATAACTGATCTCCGATATTGACGGACTTTTCCATCCATTTTTCGCCAGTAAGCTTGTCCTTTGGAATGTTTCGATACTCCAATTTATTGAAAGTATCTGTCATACAGGTCTCGTATTCCTCGTCGGACATATATGAGACATCAATCTGGAAGCCTTTAAATATAAGGGTTAAAAGCCAATCAATAAACTCATCATCGTCAAATAATTTCAGTAATTCTCGTTTCGCAATCTCGTGAATGATGTTGTCATAAAATTTTGAAAAATCACCGAATAGAATCCAGCCATCATTTCCGTACAGCTGGTAATACTTGTGAAGATGGATTTCGAATCGCTTTCTTTGCTGTGATATGCCACGTCCTTTGATAGACGCACAGTTGTCGTAGATGATGTGTTTCTTCACTTCTGGAAGTAAAACTTCATCGCATAGGGTATGTCGAACAATACGATCACGGATCTGAATACTTGTAATAGGTCTTATTCGGCCTCTTTCATGCAGCTCAAATTCCTGTGTTGGTCCATTTTGAAGTGTCCGGTTGATAAGATCATCCTGGATTTCAAATATGTATCTAAGGAAATTCATCATGAATCTTTGCGTCGACTCTTTCCATTTGCTGCTTTTCACAGAAACCTTATAAGCCCTATACAAGTTGTTGGCGTCACAGACAATCTCCTCGTAGTTCATAACCTATTCACCGTTATAACAATACTTACCGTAGTAAATTGTATTAGGCTTTATTATTTATCCTTACGGAACGGATAGCATCTCCTTCTTCGTTGGTTAATCGAAGAATCCGGACGAACTCCATTAGAGTTCGAAGCGTTGTTGTAGTTCGTATTGCCATTGTTGTTCACATTGGCAAAGTAAGCCGAAGAAACGACGCAAATTTTTAGACGTTACCCTTTTCTAACCGCGACTTAATCGCCATGTCTCTTTGACGCCACCTTTTTATCAATCCGATTTCTCGGTCGATAGCTTTAATATGCGGGCTGTACAAATTCAAATCTACATTGAATCTTTCAGCAACCCTCTGTAAATCGTCTATAAGCAGTTCACAATGTACAATGGCCGCGTTCTGGTAATCTCTCCTTATTTCATACTCGTGAAGTGTTGTAGGATAAATAGTATTTGCCGCTCTCACATTACTTGTTACTAATGAGGCGTGCTGACTAACTCTTTTCTTGAAGCTGTTCATGATTTCCCTATATACGGAGAAAGTTTCTTCAGAAATATCCCCATATGCATAGGCTTTCCGAACAAAATCATCAACCTCCTTAACACCAAAACTTCTTTGCATAAGAGATAGCAACATATCATGCAATTCAATCGAGTACGTAATCGCTTCGAATTTTGACTCTTTCCTGTCGCCTAACAGAACGCTCATTCGTAATCTTTTCCGGTGATCTCGGAGAACTCCTCTTTAGTAATCCACCCCATCTTAACCGCATTACGAACTCTGGTCTCATTCCACATTTTCATGCTGTACCAAAGCTTTACTTTACTGTAATTCTTGCTATGTTCCATGGTGATCCTCCTTTTAAAGCTCTACATTGGACATCATCGCAATGTAGGCGATGTCAGACTGCATTTTGGTTCTGGCAAACTCCTCCTCAGAAATATCTCTAAGGACAAACCAGTATTCCCCGGGAACCTGCTCAACGATCTGAACAAGTTCCATGTTTGGATGAACAGTCTCAGTTGTTCCGTCGCTGATAGTAACCGGAGAGCAGTTATCTGCAAATACGGATTCCTCGATCTTTTCTGTGGAAATGAAATTGTTTCCGTTCAACTTAAGATTGGAAATCTCAGTTCCATCACCGAGGGTAATTTTATAGATTTTTTCTTCCATGATTAGAAGCTCCTTTCAAAAATATAAACGGGGCACAAGGCCCCGCGATTTTAATTAACCAACCGGGAAGACCGGACGAACTCCAAGAGAGAGCGAAGCGCTGTTGTAGGACGCATTGCCATTGGCGGCCACATGGGCAAAGTAAGCCGAAGAAACGACGTCTCTTAACCACTGCACATGGGATCTGTCTGTAATAAATCTCGGGCATACCATAAACAGTGCCAGCTGAGTTTTGCTAGGGGTGTAAATATTCGGAATGGCATTTCCGTCAGAGGTACCGCCGAAATGAATATGACCGTACATCATAATTTCGCTCGGAAGTTCAATACTCGAATCGAACCAAGCTCCGCCAGACTGCTTTCCGTTGGCAACCGCATTGCACAGATGTTCTCTGTGAGTAAGAACAGAACCCTGGAAAGCCGCATTGACGATTGTCTTTGCGTTCGCCAAGTTCTTTTTATACATCTCAGAACCAACATATCCACCAGTTGTAACATTGGTGGTGTTCATCTGTGCATTGTAAAGCGCTTCGTCCGGCATGATCACAAGATGATGGCTGGTAAACGCAGTGTCACCACAGTTGTACCAGTAATCCATATCGACGATACGCCAGGTACGGCCTCCGATAACCCAGTAATCACCAAGGAACATTCCTTTAAAAGAACCATCCTTAATGGCAGCTTTCTGTGCCGCTGTCAGAGCGGTTCCAAGATTCTTACCTCTGAAAAGAACTCGGCGAAGCTCTACTGGAGCAAAGCTGTCCAGCATAGCAAAGAGCGCATCTTCAGCAGCGATAGCCTTGTTTCCTTCCGTAGTCCCAACAAGAAGTTTGTTGCCTGATACTAATGCATTCACCTGTGTAAGCTCGGAAAGATTTACTCCTCCGATAAAATCTTTGGAACTTAAAAGACCGATTAACGCTTTTGCTAAAGCATCTGCTGTGATGGTCTTTGTTCCGTTAGGTCCGTCAAGCAGAAAAATATTACTTGCCGCTAATGCCTGGACCTTTTCGTAGTCTGTGATTTTCATTTAATGAATCCTCCTTTATTTGATGACAAAAATAGCTCGACCTTCAATAACATCGCCATTGCTGTCACGGAGAAGATCACTGGAATATGTACGTCCAATGACCGTATCCAAATTGCTGTCAGTAATGGATGCATCTGAAGAATCGAGCACGTCTCCATAAGTACGGTATCCATTGTCGTAAAGCTTCTGATATACCGTGTATTCGTTTTCAAGGTTGGAACTGAACTGATTAAGAATATCTACCTGCTTCTGTAATTCCAGAAGTTTTTTCGCAAGACTCGCTGCCGTATTGCTGTCCAGCAGTGCCTGTAACTGCTCAAACCAATCACGAAATTCTGTTTCTGATTTCTTTTTCCAGTCAGCCATTTCAGCAGTATTGGTGCTTGTGTATTCGTTGAACCACGCCTCCCATTTTTCTTTCCAATAGGTACTTGTGGCTTCCATATCTGCTGTGTGCTCCGAGTACCAAAGGTTCCACTGAGCTTCCCATGCCAAATATGCTGACTGAATCTCCTCGGTCTGTGCCAGGAACCAGGTAGACCACTGCTCTTTCCAAAACTTATTTGTTTCTTCCATATCAGTAGTCTGCTTTTCGTAGAACTCTTTCCACTGGTCCTGCCATTGGGCAATCAAATCATCGATTTCAACCTTGTCTAATGGAGCCGTTACGAATGGACACTCTGAAGTTCCAACACAGTTCGTGATGTTTGCCTGTCGAATAGAAGTGACTCCGGCGCCGACATAAATATACGCCAGTGGATATTGCCAGCGATCATTTGTCTTCACCATCGTAGGTTTCGTTGGATTCGATGCTGGGGTTCCTTTAATGATTTTGATGTCATTTGCTCTGACGGCCTCTCTCGAATCCACTTCAAGTACAACTGCATCATATCGGTTCAGCAGAATCTCGGACTGTGGAACTACTAACGGTAACAGAGCGTCATTCAGTGTCCAAGTGTGATTGAACCAGGCTCGTCCGACACCAACGTTGATAATCATTGCTTCCGATTCTTTTACAACCATTGCAGTTCCGACATGCTGCAAGATTCCGTCCTGAATGATTCCATCGAAAATGCTGGACATCTGAATAGCATCGTAGCGCCGATCTCCTTCCTTTGAATTATAAAATCCAAATGTTACACTCACTTCTTCATCACGCTCCTTCCTGTTCTATAGTCTTAAAAGTCGGATAGACGGAATAGCCGTCCTTATCTTCTGAGCGAACAATTTCAAGAATACGAGCTTTTGTCTCGTGTCCGTATTCGTTCGCAATCTGTACAATGTCCCCGTTAAAGAAATCTTTTCCATACTGGAACATGATAGTTGTTTCTGTTTCTCCCTCAAACGAGGTAATGCTCACATTTTCTGCAAGTTTTTCTTTTCCTCTTTGCTGCAACTGAGCCATATACTCGGCATCGGTCAATGCGTCATCACTTCCAACATTCGAAGAGATATCACGAGCATCCGTAAACAGTTCCCTACGATTCAAACCAGAACCGCCGCCAACTGTAGTGTATCTTCGACCAGCACCCTCGCCTTCTCCGCCGACCAAAGTCACGGTTTTCAACGAAGCTTTAGATTCGATATAGTTACTGTTGATGATATTCTCAAATTTCGGAGAGAATATAACGTATGGATTCTCTGTCTGATCGTATGATCTGTCGAAACCGGCATACAGCTCAAAGACAAACTGCTTTTTATCGTTCAGCGTAATCTTGAAACCGATACCCTGCTCCTCGCAAATTTTCTGAATAACATCGTACAGATTATCGCCTGTATACTGAGCTTCCAGTTTCAACTTTGTAATTGCCGAGTCGGTTGATTCTTTGAAAATAAAGTTTGAAATTTTTCGATTACTGTCTGACGGAGAAATTACATTCTCGTTGAGCAATGTTTTAATTCCATTTTGAAGATTTCCGCTTAATAGCTTCTGTCCCCAGACGATTCGCCTATCGAGAATAGATTCTAATGAGCGTCCAGTAACCGTTACATGGTTACCGTCTTCGGTATCGGAAGTAATCTGGATTTTTTCTACGATCATCACATGCTCAGATTCCTTGCTCTGCAAATAGTAGTCCTGTTTGATATGATCAAAAAGACCATCTCGCATTGCTTCATAGAGTTCAAAGTCGCCGTAAGCATAATACCGATCCGTCCAGATGAACGACTCGTACGTATCCACGATGGAGACAGCATCCAGGTCAGTGTTTAAAATCGTCACATCCATAGTGCTTATACCCCCTCGTAAACAATACGGTTCTCAATCTTAAACTGTAAATTTGTACTTCCGTACTCAGCTGTATAGGCAAAGATGTTGTCGCCCTTCGCAAGCTGGAACCAATCTGCATTTTTATCCAAGCAGTTCAAGATGTTTGTAGTCTTTCCGTTCCTAAGAAGCGTAATCGACTTGTTTCCTTTTACAGTGCAGATGATAATTTCGTCACCTGCTATAATTCCAGAGCCAGTGAATTTCTCCAATTTATCTGTATCGATCCGCATTACTTCACGAGTACCGGTATTATAGATTGTGATATTGCTGGCTTCACCGATTGCATGAATCGTAATAGTCACTCCAATTTCAGCGTCGCCATTATACACAACCACCTGCTCTGTTTCGTTTTTGATTTCTCCCATTTCCAGCAACGGGTCCTGAAGCGATTCGTTACTGAAAGGAAACTCAAACAGTGCCTCTACGCCATAGAAGATAGTCGTGTTGATTCCGTCTTTTCCAGCAGAATAAAAGAAAGGATTCGGACACACGATTGAGATATCCGAACCCTCATCTTTACTGAAGATTGTTGGGTCATTTGATTCGACGTACCCTTCGATCTCCGCCTGCCTGTTATCGGTTTCGATAAGCATTGTGAGTTTCTTTTTAATAGGAAAATACTTGTATGAAAGCTGTCTTACGTCTTCGATGGAATCCTTCCACATATACGCAAGAGAAATAACAATGTTTCGGCTCGGCATCCTTGATGAATTGAACAGGCTTCCATCGTTTGTAGCGATTTCTGTCGTATTGATGTTCGCTTTTCCCGGCCCCAAGCCAGTTACAGACTTGATGATGAAACCGGATTCCTCCGGTCTCGCCAAATCAAGTCGGATACTATCGCCAAGATAGTTTGTAAACGTGACTGCTCGAATCAAGTTTCCACCATCCTTTCCATCGCCGAGAACTGATTCTTCGTCTGCCGATAAATCTCTGTTCTCGACAGTGCCTTAGGCGAATAGTTATTCTGTACAAATTTGTAAGAGTTTCCTGTATTCGGATTGGTATCTTCATTTTGAAGATTCCGCTCACGTGATGCTGCAATTCCTGTGCTGACAGTCAACGCCTGTGATCTGCTGAACAGTGTATTCAGTCGATGGCTCTTCTCTTCAATGTCTGACAGATCCAGAATCGGTCGAATCATAGGCTGAGTATCAACGCCGTTGTCGATCATATCCTTTACCTTTGCGATTGCGTTTCCAAGACCTGTTTTTGCTGATTTAGCCATATCAGCACTTGCGTTGTATGCCTTTACTGCATAGGTTCCGATTGCATTGACGAATCCCAATCCAAAGAAATCACCGATATGGTATCCTACTCTGGAAGGTGAATGTTCGCCCAATTCGTCTTCTGCTGCTTCTGCCGCAGCCCTTGCCATTGCTCTGGCTTTCGCTTCTGCGCGATATGTGTTCTCACTGATTCCATCAGCAAAGCCCTCTACCAGGTAAGCACCAGCCTGTTTAAACTGATCGTGGTAGTCCCGGATAGCCGTTACAGAAGCATTAAGATTCCCGGTGAAGGCAGTTTTTACTTCTTCGGCTTTTTCCTTAATGCCAGCAATGAACTTAATCATGCACTGCATTCCTGCATTTTGAAATTCCGGATACTTGTTCGCAATAGCTGTAAGGCACGAACTTAAGATGTTTACAAACGCATTTCTGGTCTCGTAATCTTTCGATTTGATTCCAGCAATGAGCTTGATCATGAGGTTCGCACCAGCCGTATTGAACTGGGTTTGCTTGTTGTTAATAGCAGTAACACAACCGCTAATAATGTTAGTAATTGCAGTTTTGGTATTTCCGTCCTGAGATTTAATTCCGCTGATGAATTTCGTCATCAACGTAGAACCAGCCGTATTGAACTGGGTTTGGTAGTTTGTAAGTGTCGTAAGTACAGCCTGCATCATAGTCGTAAACGTAGATGTCAGATTGCCTTTCTGAGCATTAGCCGCATTGATGAATGTCGTCAGCATAGATGTCGCGGCGGATGTCACTCTTCCGCTCGCATCTGTGAATGCGTTAATAAAGCTGTCGATTCCGTTATTTCCAAGTTGTGTAAGCGCTGTACTGAAACCGCTCATACCACTCGTATCTAGCTCAGCCATTCCCTTAGCCATCTCAACAAGGCGATTCACCTGTGTGATTACACTTGACATGATTCCGGTATCAATTCCAGAAATAGAATCTGAATAGCTCTTAACTCCGCTTCCGAACTGAACCAGACTATCACCGAAACTACCAAGATCGTTGTCGCCGGTAAACCAGCTTACAAGTCCTCCGGTATTTGGAATGGTATTGGCAAGCTCCACCAGAGCTTTACCAGCTGTCGCTGAGTTCGTAACAGCCGCAGAGTCCAAACCCATAATAGCTTCGGAATATGCCTTCATGGCTTCACCGAACGGTACAAGTTTCTCGCCGAAAGTATCAACATCGTTGTTTCCGGTAAAGAATGCCACGACGCCACCAGTATTCGGAACCGTATCAGCAAGCTCGACCAAAGCCTTACCTGCTGTTGCAGAATTGACGATTGCATCTGCTTCCAATCCACGGACCGCGTCACCAAAGGCTTTCATGGCTTCACCGAATGGTACAAGTTGTTTTCCGAACTCGCCCATATCGTTTTCACCAGCAAAGAATCCCACAACACCACCAGAATTTGGAATGGTTGTTGCCATCTCTGCCATGGCCTTACCTGCGATCGCCGCTTCTGTAACGGCATTTGAGTCGAGTCCAGTAATTGCGTCCCCGAACTGTTTCATAGCTTCGCCGAATGGTACAAGCTGCTTTCCAAAGGCAGTCATATCGTTTTCTCCTGCGAAGAACGACACTAATCCGCCAGTATTTGGAATTGTGGCTGCCATTTCAGCTAATGCTTTACCAGCTGTTGCTGCATTTGCCACGATTTCTCCGTCCATGTTTCCGATAGCCAGCGAGAAATCTCGCATAGCTTCGCCAAACGGTACAAGTTCCTCTCCGAACTTAGACAAAGACGAACCTCCTGTAAGCCAAGAAGTCAATCCCTGTAAAATATCAGCCGCCGTCAAAATAAGCACAGTCTCGGCTAATGCCTTTACCCCGTCCATCATAGATGGCTGAATCTGACTTGCTCCTTGTAAGAACGGCTGAACATTATTCATAAAAGCGGATAAATCGGCCCCAATCTGTGGGAACTGACTCGAAACCCCGCTCATAAATCCGCCGACAATTCCACCAACGAACTGACCGATTGCTGTTCCGATACCCTGTAAAAGCTTTCCACCTTCTCCAATAAGCCAAGAAAGTCCCGGAAGTTTCGACAAGAGCCCGACAGCTGCAAGCACCAATGCCATTTCAGCGACAACTGCTCCCATTCCAAGAATTCCAACCATGGCACCAGGAACAAGCGCCGCTGTTGCACTAAGAGCAAGCATAATAGCCGATAACAGACCGATTCCAGTAATTCCTTTCAGTAAAGCCCCAGTATCGATTCCGCTTAACGCATCGACAATACCAGCAAAGAATGCCATAAGGACATCGATTCCAGCTTTAATCAATGATGGCAGATTACTAGCAATACCCTCTAAAATTCCAATAAGAAACTTGAAGGCTAGATCTACGATTTGAGGCGTGTAAGTAACAAGTGCTTCTAATACACCGACCACTAATTGCAAAGCTCCGTCTGCCAGTTGTGGTACACAGGATACGAAAACATCAATCAGAGTTAAGATTACTGATTTTACGGCTTCGCCAATAGCCGGAGCTCCAGCAGCAATAACTTTGCAGATTGCTATAAGCCCTTCTCCAACTTTTGTAAGGACAGCCGGAATTAAGCTAGCGATACCAGTAACGATAACCGTCAGTGCTGCTACGATTGCTGTTGCTCCAGCGGCACCGGCAGTTGCCAGCGCTGTGAATCCGATAGCGAGTGCTGAAAGTCCCGTACCGACCGCAAGTAAACCAGCTCCGATTGTAAGAACCCCAACGCCAATCAACGCAAATGCTCCTGATAACGCCAGAATGGTCGGAACCAACGGCGTAAGAACTGCGCCTGCTACGCCGATAATCGTGAATGCTCCTGCAATGGAAATAAGTCCTTTCGCAATCGCTTCCCACGATAATGCTCCAAATATACTGAGCACCGGTGCAAGAACAGCTAGGGCTGCGGATGCAACCAATAATGCCGCCGATCCGCCAAGTGTACCCTTCATAAAGTTGAGACTGATGGCCAGCTCAGCTAAAGCCCCACCCATGACAGTAAGACCTCTACCGATTTCTTCCCACTGCATACCTCCGAATTTACTCATACAGTTTGCAATAATTTCAAGTGCTCCACCGACGATAACAAGACCCGTTCCAATGCCAATCATATTTTTCGGCATCAGATTAACAGCGATAGCTACCTCTGCAAGTGCGCCGCCCATAGCAGTTAAACCTCTGCCGAGCTCATCCCACTGTAATTGAGCAAAATCTTTTACAGCGGAAGCAAGGATTTTCATTGCAGCGCCAATAGCAGTTAAAGCTACGCCAGTAGACATTACGTGTTTTGCATTTCCGGACAAATTTGTGAAGACTGCAAGTTCAGCAAGTAATCCACCAATTCCAGCTAATCCTTTTCCAATCTCGCTCCACTCCATCTGACCAAAGTCTTTACAAGCAGATGCCAGAACTTTCATTGCCGCCGCCAGAATAACAATTCCAGTCGCGGTGCTAATCATTTTTCCGTTGAATTTTGCAACTCTAAGGAATACGGCAATCTCGCCAAATAGAACTCCTACACCAGTCAGACCTCGTCCGAGTTCATCCCACTGTAATTTTGATAAGTCCTTACATGCTGAAGCCAGAATTTTGATAGCCGCTCCAAATATAATTAAGCTGGTAGCGCCTTTCATAACCTGCTTCTGACCGCTTGCCATGGCTTTAGATGATGCAACAACAATAGTCGTAAGACCAGCGATTCCAATCAAGCCTCTTGCAAGCTCACCCCAATCAAGGTCCGAAACTTTCTTCAAAGCTCCTGCCAGAATAGATACTGCAACTGACATGGCAATCATCGCTGTACATGCTTTAGATACTTTTCCGGTATCACTGCTGATTTTATTGAAAATCGCCATCGCCCCGAGCAGATTAGCAAAGAGCACCGTGATAGCTCCAAGAGAAGCTGACAGTTTATCGCTATCGATCAGAGAAATCGCAACGATAGAACCCGCAAGCAAAGCGATTGCTGCTCCAATTTTAAGCAACGTTCCGGCTTTAAGATTTGTCTGATATGCCTCAAAACAACCTCTAACACCGTCAAGAATTCCAGTTACTCCTTCGAGAACCCCATTCAACCCCTCAAGCGGTTCTGTTACACTCTTTAAGAATTTGGAAATCGATACTGCGATTCCACCGACAGCAATGCTGTTAAGAATGTCAAGAACTCCGCTGAAATCTGCATTTCCGAGTTTCTCGGCAAGTGTTCCCATCATAGTCCCGACTGCATCGGCAATACCGCCAGCAATTACCTTTACAGCTGTCCACAATGCTTCCATGACTTTGAGAAATTTACATTTTTCCAGTGCCTCTCCCATCATCTCAAAAGCAACAATGACTCCGCTCTTCATTTTTCCAGCACCATCACCGATCTGAGTCATGCGATCATGTACTCGTTCAAGGAATGAGTGGAATAATTCAAATCCAGGAAAATCGAACTTCTCCCCGGCAGCTTTTCCAAATTCTTTTACTTTTTCTCCGGCAGTTTTAACAAACGTAATAGCTGTCTTTACAATATCAACAACAGTTGAAACTGCTTTGCTAAAGATGTCGGTCTTCTTTACGGTTTCATCAAGCTTAACAAGGTATTCGCCAAAGCTTCCAGTAAGCGATAACACTCCGTTTCCAGCTGGTAAGAAAAGACCAATCAATTCGCCAACGCCACCTGCAACTGCTTTGAAGGCTTGCCCGACGATATCAAGCACTGCGAATACGCCTTTAAACGTATTCTTCAAATTTTTAGAACTTTCTTCCCCCATTTTGAATTTTGCTGTCAGATCACGAATACGCTCTGTGATTTCAGCTAACTGTTTTCCAGTCATTGGCGGGAAGATTTCGTTGAACGCTTCCCGAACCGGCTTAGCAACGCTAACCAGTCCTTCAAATACATTCTTTACCGCTTCAATCATCATGGTTCGACCACCAAGGTCTTTCCAATCCTGAAGCATTTTATTTCTCGCATCGGCAGAAGCATTGATTACGGCACTGAACGTATCGCTCACCTCAGTAAGTAATTCTTTCGCCTCTTCAAAGTCACCGACGATAATTTCCCAGCTTTGTGTCCATCCGGATTGGGCAGCCTCTTTCAACGTGTCGAACAGCTGAGTAAAAGTCTTTACTTTTGTTGCCGCATCATTCGCTGTTTTACCCATCTCCATAATGGATTTGATCTGGTCATCGGTATACCCCATGGTCCGAAGCTGATCTTCGTTGAGATCACCTGTAAATTTTGCCAAGGTTTCAGTCAAGATGTCAGATGTAAGCCATCCTTTACTAAGGGTCTCTCTGAATGAGCCCTCATCTTTGATCATTTCATCAATGGCGATTCCGTGAACTTTAGCGGTCTCCTTCAACGCATCCTGGAATACCTGACCACCCATACCAGCATTAACTACAGAGTTCCAGTCCTGCAATTTTACAGTGCCTGCCGCTAATGCCTGCGAAAGCTGATACATAGCGGTACTTGCCTGCTGAGAATTGGAACCCGATACGGCTGCAAGGTTTGCTATGCCTTTGATAGCCGCTACAGAGGTATCAAGATCCACACCAGCCGCGGTGAATGTACCAATGTTACGGGTCATTTCTGTAAAATTGTAAATGGTCATATCTGCGTAATGGTTTAATTCATCTAACGCATTATTTACCTGGTCGAGAGTAGTTCCTTTTGAAGAGGTATTTGCAAGGATTGTCTGAACGGCATTGATCTGGGTCTCATACTCCTCGAAACCGGATTTAATAGGATCGATTGTAAAAGCAGAGACCAGATTTTTTCCAGCAGCAAGTGCAGAATTGGTAATGTTCTGTAACGCGGTAATTGCCATTACTTCCAATGCAGAAAATCGCACTCGTACAGTCTCAACTGCATTGCTAAGCGGTGACATATTTCCACTGCATTTATTTGCGGCATCATTTACGGTTTCTAAGCCTTTTGCTGCCCCTTCGAGGTTAAGACTCTTCTTCAACTTATTGAGGCTTGATAAACTGGTCTGAATATTCTGCTCAAACTGCTTGTTATCAAACCGCATTTCGACGACACGTTCGTCAACGGTTGTACTCATAGCTTAGTAACCTCCTTCCATGCCGCATCTGCAATTTTGTCAAAAATAGGCTGGATAGCAGGATTGATGTAGTCTCGCCCCTGTACCCAGCCGCCGTTTCTTGTTGCATGTCCGTACTGCAAAATAACTGCAATAGGGACTCCATTTTGAATATTTGTGTTGTAAAAGCTGATCGACACAGAACTTTGCTTCTGCTCTATCTTGTAGTGCCACGAATTTGCCGTCCGTCCCGTATCAACTGGTGTTGCAGACGCAAGGGCGGCTACACCCTCTCGACCATACTTATCGAGGTCACCGAGACGAACCGATTCCTTTGCTCGCTCTAAGAATCGAGTCAGCTTAGAAAAATCACCCTTTTGTCTAAACGTGATCATGTGAATCTCCTACTTTGCTAAGTAAGCACTGGATGAGAAGCCCGTATACTGTACACCATCAAGTACAAACTGGATGTACAGCCACTTAACTCCGTTTGCCATTGTGTAGTAGCCATAGCATTTAACCTTAGTGCCAGCCGGGATTTTATAAAGAGCTTTCTTATTGGTTCCGGCATCATTACGGCAATAAAGAACTGCCGTTGTTTTATATTCACCAGAATAGGTTTTGTTAAACTGCTTGGCAGAACAGGTAGCCACCACTTTCTTTGAAACTGACTGGTTCTGATCCTGTTTGGTGTTGGACGGTGTTACCGCTGATCCATTCAGAATCTGATTAACCATGTTCTGAACTTCTGAGTAGCTGTATCCGTACTCAGTAAGCAGTTTCTTACGGTTATCACCTCTTCCCCACAGTCCAACAATTACCTCATGAGCGATGGTTTTGATATCTTTGCCCTTGCTTAATCCAGGAGCGGAAACAGCATTGTCGTCGTACTTTGGTGTGATGAAGCCGCGGATGAATTTTCCATTGATAGACAAGGTTCTCTTCTTAACCGCATTACCGTAGTTACCCTCTTCAACAACCATGTAACCGGATTCCTTATGCACCTCGATCACGGTACCAACATGATCTGGATTGCCTGTGTTGTCGCCGATTCCGTTATCCTGCCAATCATACAAAACTCCATCCCCAGGACTCGGGACATAAGCATCATTCTCCTGCCAACATCCCATTTTCTTTGCTGCCTCGATAAGGTAATAACAGGAAATTTCCATGGGCATAATACTCTCATATCGGAGAGCTGCCGCTAATGCAGACCAGGTACAAGCACACCAAGCCCAGTCATAGCGCATACGAATCCCACGAGGAAATTTGCCGGAACAGATCTTCTCGAAGAAGTCGTTGTATAAATCAATAATGCTTTTGTGCGAACCGTTCGATTCTTTCTTTCCATCCCAGGATTTGACAAGATTAACGACGGCCTGTCTTGATTTCGCCATTTTTATCGCTATCCTTTCGAATTAAATTTTTTTCTGTTTGCGGCATTCACTTCCGCATGATGTCTGTACAAATCTCGTTTGCTCCTCTTCTTCGGAGGTTTATTTTCCGCATTGCAAATCCGGATAAGCATTAACAAACGATTCAAATGCCATTTCTGACACTCAAACGGAATGTGATACGCAGTCATCCAGTAATAGATAAGCTCACTGGTTATCTGCTGCCTGTTTATTGGACCGCCTTTTTCTTCCTTAACAGTCGAAGCCGTCATAGGCGCTTCAATATAGGCATTTACCGCATCAATGTGAGAATTGGTAATGCATTGATAGACCAGCGGGTCAACATTCTGTGTGAGTGTCATACAGCGTATATAATCAATGGTTTCTTCAATGGTCTTCTGCTCTTTAGTTAAGAAGACTTTGCACCATTTACTTTCCCATTTTGAAAGTGAAACGAGCGAATGCTCCAAACGCAACTTCTGTTCCTTTACAGGGATAAATCGCTGATTCCGCTCATCCCACAGATCAGTTCTTGGTATCGTAAGTTCAAGCATTCGATCTCACCTCTTTAGTTCATGGTGGCTACCACAGGAGCAATCTCCGGATTTTCCGAATGCTTCTTGATATCTACAACTTTCGGAATTACATGGTTTACGAATTCAGCGGCTTTACTGTCATCTGTAGCCAGTTCCATAAACAGAAGATTGTAGAACTGAGTGCAGGCAAACTTTCTGGAAATCTCTTCGGACTTCTCGAAATATGTACCGTCAGCACTCTTCTCTCCGTATGCCTTTAAGATAAATTCCTTAAAGAACTTGATAATGGTCGGCTGATCTTTTGCATCTACGATGCGCTGAAGCATCTCAGCAACTCCACCAGCTGTACCTAATTCCATCTCCATAACCTCGGTTTCAGTAAGGTTAAACAGCTTTGTTTCGGTGCGCTCAACACCGTTAAAATCTTTATAAGTCTTTGTTACTGCATACATAATTTTGTTCTCCTTTCAAATAAAAAGGAGTCGCCAGCTTTCCTGAATACGACTCCATCTGTGGTTTGTGTATTATTTCTGATTAGCCTTCTGCGGTCATAATCTTAATTACTTCATCCGGAAGCGGAAGTCTCGGTTCAACACCATCATCTGCTTCGGCAGAAGAAGGATCTTTACCATACAGAATCTCTTCAAGCGTGGCCAGTTTCTTAGCATCAACCTTGGTAGAATCGAAGGTGAGAATGGAAGTAGGCTTCAGCTTCTTTCCATCGATTAAGGTTGCAATCTCGACTGGTGTGGTGCTGAACTCCCAGGATAAGGTAATAGCTTCCGGACTGTCATTTACAGTGGAATAACCCTTCTCGGAAGGAGAAGCTAAGCAACCATAAACGAGATGAAGCTTATAGCCGTAATCGTTGGAATCAACATCATTACCAAGAAGCGTCTTGTAAGATAAGCCGAACATCTTACGGTTCTGCTGTCCTGCAAACACTCCAGGAGCGATCTCTTTGGAACCGTCGCACTCTGCGAACTCATTCGGTGCCATATAAGCTTCGATCGTGCCGCCAAATTCCTCTGTGGACATAAGGTTCAGATACTTGATGTTGTCTGCATAAATTGCGCTGGGTTCTGCTCCAGACGGGCTCTCTGTTACGGTGCTAAGACCGTTCCATGCGGTACCAGAGTTATATACGCCACCGGTCTGAATCGGGTAAAGGACGCCCTG